GGATTAGTTGCTGCTATTCCTACTCTACTAACAACTTTATCTGAGATGTTACCTACAATAATTCAGTCTTTAGTAGATATGTTTGTTCAAGTGGCTAAGGCATTTGCTGAACAAGCCCCAGTAATAATGCCTATTATCGTAAATGGAATAATAGATGCTTTAATTACATTGCTAGAAAACATAGATGTTGTAATTGATGCTGCCCTAGCTTTGATTTTGGGTTTAACTGAAGGAATAATCCAGGTTTTACCAGTTTTAATTGAAAGATTACCTGAAATAGTACAAAAGATACTAGAAGCATTAATAGAAGCTGCACCTGTACTTATGAAAGCAGGAATTGAGTTAATTATAATGATTGTAAAAGGTACAGTACAAGCTATTCCAACACTGATTAAGTCATTGTGGACTTTATCTACTCAAACAATACCAAATGCAATTAGAGAAGCTATTCCTAAAGCTATACAAGCAGGAAAAGATATGATTAAAGGTTTATGGAATGGAATTAAAAATTTCGACTTAAAGGGAAATATGAAAAAGTTAGCAAGTCAGGCTTTAGATGGATTTAAGTCAATGTTAGGTATACATTCGCCTTCAACTGCATTTGCATATTTAGGAAAAATGTCAATGCTTGGATATACTAACCAAATTGAAGATATGAAAGGAATGTTAGATGATGTAATTCAATCTACATTCTCAATATCCCCTGAATTAACAACAGGTGGCTTACATTATAGCCCTAATGTTATTGTAAACAACAATATAAGCTCAAATACTGACCCTCTAGGGCAAACAGTTACCAACATAAAAACATTCGCCAATGGGGCTAAAAATGACTATAACTATGGAATGGGAGTGTAAAAATGACAATAAAAATTGATGATGTTGAAGTTTTGTGTTCAAATGATTTCACAATTAATTTAGAAATGCTTAACACTCCTTCTGTTATTTTGAATAATGTATATCCAAAAAGTTGGGAAACTGATAAAGATTATACTTCGAGATTTTATCATCCTGAAGATTATTCACAATGTACTATTGAAGATGATAACGAGAATTTACTCTTTTGTGGTTTAGTCAAGAATAGTGGTCAAATAAGTCTTAACCCAAGACACCCTCACTACTCTACTTTACAAATATTAGATTATAAAGATTTCTTAAGTCAAGGAGAAACTTTGGATGTGGTTATAGTTGATAAAACGATAACTGAAGCAATACAACAAGTAATAGATATAATATCTCCTTATGGTTTTGAATTAGGTAACATACAAATACTTAATCCTGATGATATGATAGGTGCTTATTCTACAAAAGATAAAACTGCTTATGATGTATTTAATTATTTAGCTGATATATCACAGTCTAGGTGGACTACAAGAACTTTAGGAAAAGGTAAAGTTGCGATAGACTTCTATGATCCAACATTAATGACAGCAGGAACTACCCTACTTTATACACAAACATTCTTTAAGAATAACAAAATAGATGATATTTCATATAACTATGGAACATGGGACTATAGAAATAAACAAGTAATGACATCACAACAAGTAATAGGAAATGTATTACAAAATGAAATAATTACTTATGATGGATATGCTACTCAATTAATGACCGAATTGCCTATAGGATATATAGATAAAATAACAGTTAATGGAGTATCAAAGACAATAACAACAAATGACCAGAAAGATTTAGGAATAACTGCTGACTTTTATTACACGATAAGCAATAACTATTTTGAAAAGAATACAAGCATAAATACAGGTCAAACAATAGAAATAAGCTACTTACCAATTATTGAAGGTAGACAAGTAATTACAAATCCAACTGAAATATCAAGAGTTGCAAATGCAACAGGAGTAAAAGGTGTTGTAGCAAGATATGAAAATCGTAATGATGCAATTACATCTAGTGAACTTCAAAAAATAGGACAAAGTTATATTAAATATAAAGGCGTTCCTGAAATACTATTAACAGTAAAAACAAGAACTAATTTATGGGATATAGGACAAAGAGTTCAATTTAATGCACCTATTAACGATTTAAAGACTGAATATATGGTCAAGAGAAAACAAATCAACTATATAGTAACTGCTGATACTATCTTCTATACTTATGAACTTACATCAAGTTTTAATAGTGAAAGTGCTATTAACTATTTTGATAACCAAAGGTCAAAAGCAAATGGAAATATTAAAGAAGGACAAAGTATTTCAAGAAATGAGGATATTGAATCAAGTACAAATATTATTTTTTATGATACTACTGCTGCTGCAATATCAATAACACCAAATAATGAATTACAAGCTGACCTTGAAATGATTTTAGGAGGTTAATATGACACAAGATTATAAAGACAAAATATTAGATTATATTACAAATAATGTAAATGTAACAGGTCAAGATAACCAAGAACTAATAGAAAAGATAGAAAACGTAAGTAGAACTAAATTTGCTGAACATTTACCAACAAACCCTAGTATGTTTTTATAAATGGAATTATAAGGTCAATGACAAATAACAACTATGTTTTATATGGTGGATATGTTCCTCAAGGTGGTACACAAGAAGCTAATTCAAGAGGAATAATACTTATCTTAGATACAAACTTTAATGTATTAAAAGCAATTTATTCATTTAATACAGGAACACCACTAAGACCAATTCAAAAGTTAATACAAATTGAAGATAATACGTTTGTTGGTGTAGATAGTACAATATTTGCTTATCCTGAAAACAGAGAAAAGATTTATAACAATACAAAAAGATTTATTATGTTAAATAATGTATCAGTTAAAGATTCAACAAATGATTATAGAGCTATCTTAAGAACATCATATAATCTACCATATTCAAACTTTTATTGTATGGAAATTGTGAAAAATCCAAATACTGCTCACTACCTACTAGCAGGAGCTACTTACTTACCTCAAAGTGGTGGAACTCACTATGATGGTGTAAGAGTAATTGATTTAAAAATAAATGTAGGAACTGATAATGAATGGTCTAAAACTGATGATAATGGTACATATTGGATATATGGTGGTTTTTATGGAGAATTTGATAATAATGACAATGCTTCGTGGAAAATGATAATCACTCACAATATAAATCCTATTACAGTATATTCTTGGAATGGTACTCAAAAAATAACAATAATTTCTGATGATGGAAACATAAAACCTTATGTAGATTCTCTATCAATGAAAAATCAGGCACAATTTGTTGATGAAAATACTGTGTATTTTGTGGTGAATAATCAAAGATGGTATGTTCAAGTACAACCAAGATATATTGGTTTATATAAATATAATTATAGCAATAATCAATTAAAACAAATATTCTTAAAGAATATAGGCAATTATGATTATAACGATTCACGTGAAGGAATATTTATAACATCATTAAATGGAGAATTATATGTAAACTATTGCGATAATTGGAACAAGGATAATCAAACTGCAAATTATAATTTTCAAAGGTTAGATAACGATTTATGGAAACCAAACTTAATATCACAAAATCAAAAATATACAATGGAACGTACTTTACCATTTACTGCTAATATGTATAACTTAGTTACCAATATAACTTTACATACAAAAATGGAAATTTCTAGATGGCATTTTGAAGCAGTAAAGGAAATATACAATAAATTTAATTATAATAGTACACCTTATGATAATTATAATTCTTTAAAATCAAAAGCAGGAACTTTATATGGAGCAAATGGAATATTATTTGCAAGAGATTTGTATAACGTATCTTTGCTAAATTCATCTACTACATCAACAGTACAAGTACCAAATACATTATTAAATGAAGATACTATTACACAAGAAAATTTAATAAGTGAAACAAATACAACAATAGTATCTAATTCTAAAAACATAAATAAAAATATATTTGAAACATTGTATATAAACTTTGTCAATACAATAGGAGTTATTGATGAAGATACAAGTATTCAATATCCTTTGACTGCTAATTATATTAATCAAAATATAAATGTAGCAACAAAGGAAAATTGTGAACAAACATTTGTTGGTAAAGTTCAAGTAATTTATGAAAGTAGTACAGTAACACAAAACTTAATATGGACTTATGATACCGATCATTATGAAACATCTTTTACAATAGATGCAACTGTAGAAATACCATACTTATTATTTATGAGTGATGATTTATCAACAATTTATTTAGAAAAACAATTAGATATAGAAATTGGAGATTACTATGTAATCAACCAAAAATTAAGAATAGAATAGGAGATGATTATATGGATAAAATAACCTATGCTACCAAATCAGACATAAATGAAAACCCAAGTGTTCCTGCTTCTAATAAAGTTCAAGCAGTAGATATGAACGAGATTAAAACGGTAGTAAATAATAATGCCGATGCTACACACGTATGGAAGACTTTAGGAAACACAACTGGTTCTACTGCTTTAGCAATAAGTGGAACAGTTAACGAGCTTCTAGCGGTGGTAAAAGTAAATAATAACGATAACGTATGTTTAAACATAGTGATACCATTTAACATATTAACAACTACTTCTAAAGGCTTTAATAGTGGTTATGTTAATAACGGACTAGAAGTAAGTTCTGGTTGTAGAGTTTTAGCATCAACTACAAGTATTAACTTAAGTATTGCATACCTAAACGGAAACGATAATTTATCTTCAAGTACAATGACGGTGTATTATAGGT